ACTCAAACGTGTCAAATACAAGAATTAACAGCTGATGAGCAACAGCCTGGGGGTCAAAGGGGTCAAATACCTTCTGCATTGGGATCTGATGCTTCTCGCGCACATATAAAAAGGGATTTGACACATAAAACACACTTGACCCCCGTTGACGGCGGAGGGGTGCCTGAAGGTGTCTTATTGCCGGTGCCTATTGGCACGCATGTTGAAAGGTTGATTGGTTCAGCTTGGAACAATGGCTGGATGGTCCGTGATGGCTCTGACCCCAACCGAATGGTCATCGTCAAGTTGGGCAATGAGTCGCTGACGATTAGCAATCAACGCTGGGGTTTGGACATTCGTGAAAACAAGGGGAGCCTATTTCCGACACCTGTTGAGGATGACGATGACTTTTGATGGCTTGCCATTTGTGCGATGGCATGCCATGATTTAATCAAGTTCAGCCGAGAGGCCACACATGACCACTACAACTTTTCAAACTGATCGTTTTGAAATTGGGCAAATCGTTTGCTCCAGCTATGGGTACAACATGACCCTTGTGCAGTTTTATATCGTTGATCGCATGACTGAAGCCAGCGTTTGGCTGCGTCCTGTTGAATGCCGAGTGTTCGGTGATGACGGACGTGGTGAAGGTCGCGCTATCCCAAACACTGGATGGCAAGCACCTAACAATGCAGTGTTCCGTAAGCGCATCCACGAAACTGACGGCAAGCAATGGTTAAGCGACTCAATCAAATACTTCCGTATCTGGAACGGCAAGCCTGAGTACTACAACAGCTGGGATTGATTTCAGTAAATGGCTTGCCATCTGCGCGATGGCATGCCATAATCTAATCAAGGGCGAGAGTCCACTACACACAAGCTCATGCACAACGGCACCATTCAAGCCTTGCAGCAACTCGCTCAAGCACTCATTGCCAATCCTGCAGATTTAGAAACGCTTCAGGTTTATGGCGAACTGCCTGATCATTTGGCAGATGCGCTACACGACTTCACTGATGACCACATGGGCGCTTAAGCCCTTTTCACGCACCGAGAGGTACACACACATGAAAAACAAAATCACCACACTTGCTGAACACTGCATTGACCCCGCTGTTGGTGCTGATAAAGCTTGGGATGTAGTTCATGAATGGCTCCACATGCACGGCCTTGAAATCACAGCTGAATACGAAGAGGCATTGCACAATGAAATATATGACTTGCTTGGTCGCTCTGAACTTGTATCAATAGATTGACCAGTCGTCGGGGAGCCTGATGCCTGTTTTCCCCAGCAGGCTGAAAGTCATACAACACCTGTGTCACAGGAAAGGCAAGGCGCATGTGTGTTGCGATCCATCCCCCGACAACAATTCTGCGTACGCATCTTGTTTAACTACCAAATTTTTGAAGCTGCACTTGTTGCAGCAAAAAGAAAACAAGATGCCATGGAACAGTTTTATGGCCTGCGTGCGAGTCAGAATCAAAACGAACGTAAAGCCATCGCAGTACATGCCCAGCGACTCCGAGCCCTCTATGCCAAATCCAAGGATTCGCAGCCTGGGTGATGGGGCTGTTCAAATTACCATTGGCAATATCAAGGGCATCGCAAAATCTCATTTGTCAGTACATTCAAAGCTGCGTGTCTTCCGGCTACTCTGGAAAGCAAATCCTGAAAACTGGAAGTGACAACCGCATCAGACAAAATCGTTTTACGCCACACTGAAACTCTCAAGCCATACGAAAACAATCAAAGGCAACATTCAGAGGCACAGCTTGATCGCCTTGTCCGATCAATCAAAGAGTTTGGTTTCACGAATCCAATTCTTATTGACGATGGCTGCAATGTGATCGCAGGCCATGGCCGCTTGCTAGCTGCTGAATTGATGGGACTGCAAAGAGTGCCGACCATCACTCTTGGCCACCTCACAGCTAGTCAGCGCCGTGCCTACGTCATTGCTGATAACCAACTGGCACTCAACAGCACTTGGGATGACGACATCCTGCAGGCTGAACTTCAAGCCCTTAGTGAAGCTGGCTACGACTTGACTCTGCTGGGCTGGGGGGATGACCTTCCCACTTTTGGCGAGGACATTGACCTGTCTGCTTTAGACGATTTGGAAGATGACCCCACTGCAGAGTTAGCAGATGGCGTCATGAAAGCTATACAAATTGAATTTCGCCCTGAAGACTATGGAGAAGCCAAAGCGCTTGTAGATGCAGCTCGCAAACGTGGTGAGTACGTAGGGATAAAACTAATTGAGGCTTTGGCTGCATGATCGACTATCAAATTGCAATCCCCAGCTACAAGCGGCCAACGCGCCTGATTACTGAAACACTCACAACGCTGAAACGCACCAATGCTGATTTCAGTTGTGTCACTGTCTTTGTGGCTGACAGCAATGAGAAGCACCTGTATGACACCGCTCTGCAGGCGATTGGGCTTAGCGTCAAGGTTGTCATCAGTCAGCCAGGGCTGATTAACTCACGCATCTGGTACAACCTGCACTACTACAAGCCCGGCACACGCATCCTCAACTTGGATGACGACATTGCTGGACTGTTTGTCAAAGACGGCAACGCCTTGCAGGCGTACACCGGCAACCTTGACCGCCTTGTGTCCAAAGGGTTTCAAGTCTGCCAAAACACTGGAGCCAAGCTTTGGGGAATCAACCCTGTGGCTAATGGCATGTTCCTTAAAACAACCATCACCGTGGGACTGCGGTACATCTGTGGGATTTTCCACGGTACATTTGCAGGTGACCCGGCCATGTGCGGTGATGATCGTCCACGCCAGTCATCTGGTGAAGACTTTGAGCTAACCCTGAGGTCGTTCAAGCGGTACAAGGGTGTGGTCCGCATTGATGGCTACGCACCCAAGACCAAGTATTTCGCAGAAGGTGGCATCCAGGCTGAACTTGGTGGCAAGGAAAAACGTGCGAAAGACCACGAGGCGCAGCTGCAGCAGATCGTCAATCGTTTTCCTGGTCTTAGCAAGCTGTACAACAAGTCTGGTGACGTGCCCAACATCAAGCTCAAAACAGTCACTCATGGAAAACTTCAGTGGATATGAAGCTGCCAGTTCTGACCCTGCAGCCAAAGGCGCCGAAACTAAAGATCGGCGACACCTGCCCAACGTTGCAGCCCAACGTCACAGAGTCCTGCATCCTTGCTGACCCTGATGGCACTCAAGTCGGATTGTTCATCAAGCAACTGCCTGATGACCTGCGGAACCTGATCAACATTGCTGATCACGAGGTCAACTCAACTAGGGTGCCCAAAACAATGATGGACCGTAAACGTCCATTGCCACCAGGCCCCAACGGCAAGAAGCGTTACCTGGTCATATCCCAGTATTCAGCCATCCTTGGCAGCGTGCCGCCAAAGCCACATATGCGACGAGCATATGGCTCACGGTCTTCTGTCCACAGCAGCAATACAGCAGGGACCTTTGTCAAAGCCATGCACAAAACAGGCATTACGGCTTACCAGCTGATTGAAAAACTTGCCTTTGACGTTGCCAAATTGCATAGCGCCAAGGTTCAAGCCCGTGTGCCTGAAAAATGGCGTTTCGCAAAACATTTCAGCAGCACGATCAGCAACTGCAATATCTCAGCACCAATCCACCAAGATCACGCCAACGTCAAAGGCGCTATCAATATCATTATCACCAAGCGCCGCAACAGCACTGGCGGAAACTTGCACGTTCCTGACTATGACGCCACTTTCGACCAAACAGATGGTTCGATGCTTGTCTATCCAGCATGGAGGAACTGCCACGGTGTGACGCCAATAGTTCCCACACACCAAGGCGGCTACCGTAACTCACATGTCTGGTACGCCTTGGATTCGTTTGCATCGTTAGGCTGAAACCATGGACAAAAACGGACGCTGCACAAAAGCTGAAAAGCAATTTCGAACAGCAAGGTTTGCCCGGATGATTGCCAATGGAGCAACACGTTCGGACCTTATGCAATATGCCGCAAGCGAATGGGGGCTCAAGCAAAGGCAAAGTGATGAATACATTGCCCTAGCCACAAAGCGGCTCGAGGAAGATTTCAACTTAGATCGCCAAGCTTTTGCCGCAATACTTTTGTCTCAATTAAACGTTGTCCACAAAAAAGGCATGGAGCAGTCCAACCTTCAAGCTGTGTTGGGCTGTATCAACACTGCTGCCAAAATCGCCAAGCTGTATGACTAATGGGTGTTTTGTCCACGATCGCAAGCGGCAACATTCTTCAACGGCTTGGAGCTGAGGACAGCCAGATTGATGTTCAAGAGCTATTGCAAAAAGTAAAAGCAGATCTGCACCCGGGACAACTTGATTTTGTTGAGGACGAACAAACTGAGATCATTGGTTTATCTGCTGGCTATGGGGCCGGGAAAACCCGTGCGTTAGCCGCAAAAGCTTTGCACCTTGCAGCAGCAAATCAGGGGTTCATTGGTTGCGTGATGGAGCCAACTGGTCCTTTGGTTCGGGATATCTGGCAGAACGACTTTGAAGGGTTCCTTGAAACGTATGGAGTGCCTTACACCCACAGAGCATCACCGTTGCCTGAGTACACCTTGCACCTGCCAGGAGGTGATACAAAAATTTTGTGCCGTAGTTTTGAGAATTGGTCAAGAATTATTGGCCTAAACTTGGCTTTTGTCCTTGCTGATGAAATCGACACTGTCAGCCCGAGTGTTTGTTCAAGGGCCTTCCCAAAAATTCTTGGCCGTTTGCGTTCGGGCAACGTTAGGCAGTTTGCAGCGGCATCAACTCCTGAGGGTTTCCGTTGGATGTGGCAAACCTTTGGTACGGATGAGGCTAAACAGCGCAATGACCGTAAATTAATCAGAATGCGTTCGGCAGACAACCCCCATCTGCCTCAAGACTTCATCGAAAGGCTGCAAGCCAACTACGATCCAAGCCTGTTGCAGGCTTACTTAGAAGGCCAATTTTGCAACCTCACAACTGGTCAGGTTTATGACCGGTTTGACAGAACAAAGCAC